ACAGAGTGAACACATGATTCAACAAATCCGCACTTTTTATGGTCGCACAAAAGGACTCCACGGCAACAGACAAACCACTGTTGACCAAGGAATTGCATGGCTGTGCTTGAAATGCGGGAAAGTGTTCACTAACAAACGACTGTCTGAAATACACAACTGCACTAGGGAAATCCCTATGGTCAATTACAATAATGTCTGACAGAATACACGCATTGATAGGTTTTTAACAGGAGTGAATGATGATTGATATTAAGCACGAGACATGGGCAGCACTTCAGGATTTCACGCCTGATGATGTAGCAGATGCTATTTGCGATAGCAAAGCTATCCTTGAAGCCATCCTTTGTAACGCATGGGCAGATGTTGCAGACATGGTACGAGCCAGAGTCGAACTCAAGGCACAGCGTATGGCTGAAATCTCCCTAGAACTGCCAACAACACCTTGGGTTGATGACGAAGAAGAACTCAACTTGTGGCGCTACTACCGCATGGAGAGACTGCAAGAGCAAATCAAACAAGAACAAGGTGCAATCCCTACAATCAATCCCTACCACAAGCGAGGCCAGTAATGAAAACCAAGCTCAACCTTGAAAGAATTATTGAGGAACACTCAAATGAAGAATACTGTGCTTATTGCATTGAGCCACGCATGGGAGTCGTGTCTTGTTGCGGTGAAAACCACTTTGTCCTATTTTCAGATTTGGACACCGATAGTCAACATGAAATCGCGGCAGAAATTGCGCGAAAAGAAGGCTAAAAAGATGGCATACGTTGGGAAATACCAAAGCGTTGCAGTGCCATCTATACCGATCACCAACCCAGAATTTGGGTATGTGAATGCCGCACAAACCAATGTTGCGGAAACGTGGAAGAAGTTTAAACAAACAGGAGTTAATGATGATCGACTATGCACCCCTGCTGATACGAATCGAGCAGAACACCAAGAAGTTGTCGGACAAGTGCCTTCACAAAAAATACGAAGGATACAGTAACGACATAGCCCAAATCCATGCCGACCTGACACATCTAGCAATGTGGATGGTGGCTCAGGAAACAAAAGATATTTTAGATGGCGTATATAGGAGTGAATGATGAATCAAGAACAAGTGTTAATGTTGCTCAACAAGAACGTAAATGAACATACAGAGAAGAAAGCCAACCTTACCTACCTATCGTGGGCATGGGCATGGGCTGAAGCACTAAAAGTAGACCCAGAAGCTGTCTACAAAGTCGAGATGTTTGGTGACAAGTGTTTCATGGACGTAAACGGCACTGCAATGGTGTTCGTCACAGTCACTATGTTTGGCAAACCAATGACCTGCCAACTTCCAGTGATGGACTTTCGCAACAAAGCAATCCTCAACCCAGACGCATTTGCTGTCAACACTGCCATCATGCGGTGCATGACTAAGGCTTTGTCTCTGCATGGCTTGGGCTTGTACATCTATGCTGGAGAAGACTTGCCTGAAGGTGAATCTGGCTCTGACATTGATGTAAACGCAATGATTGACCACTTAGCGGCTATTGATGCGGCATCCAACATGGAAGAACTGAAGAATGTCTACACTGCTGCTTACTCTGCTTGCGGCTCTGATAAGGGCTGGCAAAAGAAGGTGATTGATGCCAAAGAAAAGCGTAAAGGAGCGTTGAAATGAGTGAAGTTGTACAAGGCTCACCAGAATGGTTTTCACAGCGTTGTGGCAAGGCTACTGCCTCTCGTATCTCTGACATTGTTGCCAAGACAAAGACAGGCTACAGCAATAGTAGAGCTAACTACATGGCTCAGTTGGTCGTGGAACGCATGACCAACCAAGTTGCAGAGTCCTACTCAAATGCTGCGATGGAATGGGGTGTCGAGAACGAAACCTTTGCCAGAGCCGCATACGAGGCTAAAACAGGCAATATGGTCGATCAGGTAGGTGCTATTGACCATCCTAGTATTCCTATGTCTGCCGCCTCTCCTGATGGCTTGGTGGGTGATGATGGATGCCTAGAGATAAAGTGTCCTAACACTGCCACCCATATCGACACCATTCTTGGTGAAGAGCCATCCAAGAAATACTACGATCAGATGCAGTGGCAGATGCGATGTGCAGACAGAAGTTGGTGTGATTTTGTGAGTTTTGACCCACGGATGCCTAGCCATCTTCAGTTGTTCATCAAAAGAATCGAGCGCAATGACTTGTACATTGCAGAACTCGAAAAAGAGGTTATCCAGTTTCTTGCGGAAGTGGACGACAAAGTTAAAAAACTCAATGAAATTAAGGTGTAAATATGCTAAATGAAGGTGTAAATATGGTCTTAAATAGAAAATTAAGTGCTGGTCAAAAGTTGACAAAACTAAAATTATTACTTGCAGAGGCAGAACTCAAAGCAAATGGTGATGGTTATGTCGAAGGCATGGAATCTGGCTTTGAAATGGGTCTTGATGGTGCTATTGCTGAAATTATAAAAACAAGAGATCACTGGCAAAAACGATTAGAGCCAAGTAAAAACTCAGCAAAAAAGGGATTAGATGATGATTCTTTAGTGCATTTTGAGTTTACAAAAATGGTTCTTGAGATGTTGGTATGCAGATTTCAAGAAGCAAAAATTAATCGTGGTCTTAACTTAGGAGAATGATATGGAACAGCGTGACAACAGTGGTGTTTTGTTTAAGAACGACAAGAAGGAAACAAGCAACCATCCTGATTACAAAGGCAACGTGCGGGTGAATGGTCAGGAATACTGGCTGTCAGCATGGATTAAAGAAGGCAAGAACGGCAAGTTCATGGGTCTGGCTCTCAGCCCTAAAGAAGAACAAGGACAAGCACCAGCCAAGGCCAAGCCTAAAGTTGGCTTTGACGATCTGGACAGCGATCTGCCTTTCTGATGTGATTCAATGGGGAAAGCGTAAGTGAGTACCCACTAACTTAACAGGAGTGAATGATGAGTAAATTAGACGATATACATTTTGGTGGTGGCGTGAAGAAGTTCTTTGACTTGCCTATCTTTGGTCGGGCAAGAGCTTCAGACCCTATAACCAGCTATGAAGCAGCAGATTCAGCTAAAGACTTGGCCTCCAAGCACTTTGGCATCATTGTGGACTGTTTAAAGGCTCATGGTGCGCTTGGCAAAGATGGAATAGCCCAACATAGCGGCTTAGACTCAAATCAGGTTGCAAGACGTTTAAACGAGTTGTCCAATATGGACTTCATTGAGTTGACAGGACGCACAGTCAAGTCAAAATCAGGGCGTAATGAACGTGAATGGAAGGTCAAGAGTGCTGAGTAACGTCATCAACATCTTGCTTGTACTTGCATTGGGAGGAGCAGTGACGCTACTAGCTGTAGTCGCCCTGCTCTTTTTCCTAGACGATTAGGCCACCAAACCATTCAAGTAGGTGGTCTTACCCGCAACCTTGGTAGCAGTCAATTCCTGCTTCTTCAGGTTATTTGGGTCATAAGACACATGAACCCAACCACTGTCAGGAATGCCCGGAGTGTAGAACTCAAGAATCAACTGCGTGTACTCAAGGTTATCCATAATCCATTGAGCAAGATCAGCATTGGCAACACCAACAATCTCGATGTCAGCCGCCATGCCCTTGCAGTGGTCAGAAGTCTTAGAGCCACCAACGGCAGCATTGGACTCAGGACTGCGATAGGCAGAGTTGACAGAGACAGACTTGCCATAGTGTTCACGAACTGGTTGCAACACCATCTCGCAAAGAGTTTTCAAGTTCTCCAAAGCCTCGTCATCAGGGGTATTGTCCAAGCCCAATCGGGTGGCAGTATCTGACTTTGTGAGTTCTTTGAGGGTGAAGTTTGCTGACAGGTTCATTGTTTCTCCTTTAAGGTTTCGTAGATGGATTCGTAGGCTTGTTGACAGGCGGTGAGTTGTCTGATTGCTTCGTCTCCATCGTCTGTGATGGCGATAAGAGTTTGAGCAGTCGTTGCGTCAAGTTCGCCTCCCTCTTGACTGCTATCTCCTGTGGCAACGGCGGTATCTGAGGAGGTTTGTACGGGGCAACTGGTTTTGACAGGGAGCCGCAACCGCAAAGCACCAGAGGCAATAGCCAAATCACGCTCTTTTGAAATCTGTCTTGCTTTCTCATTTGATGTCCTTAATGCCGTAGCTGTTGATGTCACCGCTGTCGCCAAAGCAGCCTCTTTTGTCCTTGCAATAGCGTTTAAACGAGCAATCTCTAGTTGTTGAGAGACATTCTCATCATGCTTGCCCTTGAAGTAACCACCCCCAAAAGAGATGGTTACAGACAAGACAAACCCTAAGATTACCCAAGGGTTAAAGATACTCATGGTGCGGGTGGCTCATCGTTGTCATTGGCCTCTGCCTTGGCACTGGCATTGGCAATAGCCTTGACACCAGAACGACCCGCTACACCACCCAGCACACCAGTGATAAACACCATTATGGTAGAAATCTGTTGCGTGTAAACCTTGTCAATTGCCGCCATAGCACCATTCATAGGTTGAGTGACAAAAGAGACTGAGTACAGGAACATACCCATAGAAGCCAACAGGATAGTCACCAAGACCACGATAACGAATGCCCATACTCTGACCTCGATCTCGTCTGCGGTCAAACGGTTGTTTTGCTTGTATCCAACGGTTGCCATTACTTTTTCTCCTCTGGTTTGACTAACATATCAGGACAAGTACCTGTAGCGGTACAAATCGGCGGCTTACATTCATCTAGTTCCCAGTTCAGCGGGTCTTGGCAAGGGTAACGAAATCTATCCGAACAACCAGCCAATAACCCGCAAAGGATACCAACACAAATGGTCAGCATCACTACAGAAAAGTCATGTTTTGTCATTTTTGCGTTTCTCCTGTTCAATTTGCCGTCTTAACTTCTGAACCTTTTCAACCTCTTGTTTAACCTCGTGCTTGGCCTCAAGGATGTCCAAGTACAGCATCGCACCCAAAGGCAAGAGCAAGGCAACCAAGACACAAGCAGCTATCCATCCCATTATGCTTTCCCCCAACGACTCAGTAGGAGAAGCCACAGCCACAGGTAGAGGAGGAATATAGTAGTTGCCGCTAGGTACGCTAGTTTTAGCTGGAAGTTTCTTTCTTCCTCCTTTCGTAGCCATACTTCTTGCCTCTTTTTCGCCTCTTGCTTCAGCCTTGCTTGTTCTTGCTCCTCATCAATAAGCTCTTTCATGTCAAAGACTGAACTGTACAAAGCACCCATCTCAGGTGGACTCTGGTAGACCATTGTTTCCCTGATCTGGACAACAAGCCTGTCCATCTCTTGTTGAGCCATCACTCTTTTGAGTGCCGCCTCCATGTGGTTTTGATTTGGGTCGTAGACTGTTCTAGACTTTTCTTCTTCTTCTCGTATGTGTGCCGCAAGTTGTTCTTGAAGTTTGAAGAACTCAGTGAGGTTCTTAACGATGTCCACTTTGACTTGAGTTTCGTCAACAGCGACATAAGCAGACTTTTTAGCCTTTGCAACAGGCTTAACAGCTTTAGGCTTGGGACTAGAGCCAAAGAAACCGCTAAGTTTCGCCCAGAAACCTTTAACCTCTCTACCAATAGCGATAACTTCATCCGCAGTGGCTCTAATCTCCACAAAAGACTCTTTAGCTTGTTTGTATAGCTCACAGCCAGCTTGTATATTCTTAACAAGACCAGCCGCAAGTAAACAGATGCTGATAGGGTCAATTTTGTATCCTTATTCTTGCGAAGATGTTGGAGACAAAGAACGGATGGTGTTTGGATTCAGAAGCAACTCTGTAACCCTGTTTTGCTCTGATTTTGGCAATGCTTCCAAAAGATTTTTTGCACCTTCTGGAGACTTCATGGCTTCTGTCAAAGCATTCATGGTTTTTACGCCAAGTGCCTTTTCATATTCGCTCAATGCTTTATTGCCAGCAGCCGCAAAAAAGTTAATAAATGAAGGCAATCGCATGATTGAAGTGTTTTGTGCAATCAACTCTGCAACCGCCTTCTTTCCTTCACTGATCTGTGTTTGAACAGAAAGTTGAGTCATTCGCTTATTAGCTTGTTGCCTTAAAAGCTCTAAGCTACTATCAGCCAATTCTTTGGCGATGTCGTATTTGCCAACACCAAGTATTTCTTCGACTTTTTCAGGAGATTCATTTTGAACCAACCTGACAAACTCATCTTTATTTGTCTTCCATAAACGCAATGCTTCTCCAGTCAACTTGCGTTCTGCAATTTTCTGTGCGCCTTCTTTGTAAGAAGATAAATATTTCTTCCATCCTGCACCACCAGCAGCTTCAATAGCATCATCTATCAAAGGAGTAATAGACGACAAAACACCTGCGGCAAGACGTTTTTGTGCTGTTTCATCAGCACTTGGATATAGTCTTTGTATAACTGAATTGACTGAGTTTTTACGAATTGCTTCAAGCGCATTGGCATCAATCACACCATTGCTATCTGTCCATCGAGCAATATCGTCAGCTACTGCATCTACTGAGTTCAATAAATCTTTGTTTCCAGCAAACTTTGGATTGTCTGTAATGTTTCTAATAGAACCAACCAAAGAATCAGTTTTCAATGGCTTGATGCCAAATGATTTCAATGAATTAGCAGCAGCCTGACTAAATCTTGCTCCTTGACCTAAGTCAAGCGATGCGTTTGCGGCATCAGATGCCCAACGGTCAGCCTCAATGCCAAGATTGCCTTTGTATGTAAATTTAGTGAATCCAACAGGAACACCCTTCTTAATTAACTCAAGACGACCAGCGGCTTCAGCCAATTCACCAGCATTTATCAAACGTCTTACATCTGCTACTTTGGCGGCAGCTTCTTCACTTAACTTACCTGCGTTTGTTTCATACTCAGCCACAGCTTTACCAAGGTTTGCACGATTAAGTGCGGCTTCTCGTTGTGGCGTAGTTACTACATTAAGTGCTTTTTTAGCATTCTCTGCAATTTTTCTAACTTCGGCAGCATTTTCTCCACCAGCAAGTTTTGACAATGCTTTTATAGATTCATCATCTCCAAACAATTGAACTTTTCTTAAGAATTGTGGGTCACGCTCTAATGCGTCATTAACCAATGCTTGCCATGTAGGATTCTCTAAAGAGGCTGTTATTTCAGCAACAGAGGCATTTGGAGGAGCATTTCTTAACTTGCTCAGAACATTAGGCAAATCATCACCCAAAGCCTTGGATGCAATACCAGCCGCTTTAACCTGTGCGCTAGATGGCTGAGGTTTAACAAACGACATTATTTCATCTACTGTAGACAAATTAAATGGCAGTTTCTTTGCCAAATCTGACTCAGTAACAGTCTTCACAATTGGAGTAAGAAAGCCTCGACCAGCCTCAGTTATTCTTTGAACTGTTGGAGCAACATATGGAGCAAGTCCTCGTCCAGCAACTTCAAATGTTGAGCCTTCTAAAACATTTCTAGTTGGTTCAATAGCGATGTCAACACCCTGTCTAGGTTGTTTGATTCCAAGAGCAACATCAATATTTTCTAAACCTTCTTTAGCAAGGCCATAGCCTAATCCTGTGCCAAAAATGCCACCAGTTGCCGTACCTATTGGCCCTGCGCCAAAAGTTCCAGCAGTTGCACCAAGTAACCCACCGCCAACAGCACCAGCAGTTTCAACAGTAGGAGCAAGAACAGGTCGTACTATGTTCCTGTACACCTTCTGT